AGCTTATATAAAAAATACCTAAGGGCAGTTAGTAAGGCAAGCAACTTTATTTCAATATGCAGGGCCTATGAGGGTAGGGAAAAGATATTACAAACAGTATCAGCTAATCTACGTAGAGAACACTAAAGAATTTCTATAAACTATTAATATATAAACAAAAACATTATGAATTTAGCAACAATGCTTGGCCAGTCTCTTATTTCAAAAGATACTGCAATGTTAATCAACAGTGAGTTATACAAAAGGGGTCAGGTAACTGAGAACCGGGTTATAATCATTACACCTAAAGAAATTGAGGGTAGGACTGCATCTGGTATAATCATACCCGGAGAAGTAACAGAAGGGGTACCAAGAAAGGGTATCTGTGTTCAAATGGGAGAGTTCACTGAAGAGAATCGGACCTATACCTCTGTAGTTGGGATTGGTAATGTACTTACCTATGGCTTATATGCTGGTAAGGAAATTGATCTACTAGAACCCCTATTAGTAAAAGGTTTTAACCCTGACAAACATGAACTAAGGTGTATATCAGTTAATGAGATTATGTATTCTGAGTATCCAATTAAACTAACATAATAAAGTAAAGTCATGAGAGCAGAGAAGGAAGACAAAACTAAAAAGAAGAAGTTATCTACAGGTGGTAAAACTGCCCGTGAGAAAATGATGGACCGGAAAAAAGACCTTGAAAAACGTAGTGCAGGTGGTGGATTCATATTCCCAAAAGTTGGTACAACAAGGCTACGCCTAAAGTCACCAGGTGATGATGAAGAATTAGCCATTGAGGTAATTCAGTTCTACCTGGGTAAAGAATTGGGTGGTGTGGTATCCCCAGCAACATTTGATGAACCCTGTCCATTTATGGATAAGTACAAAGAACTAAAGGATTCAGATGATGATGATGACAAAGCATTAGCAAAACGTCTGGTACCTAAAAGGAAGTATGCAATTGGGTGTGACTCTTACAAGGACGAAAAGGGTAAAGAAGTTGATCAAACTGACAAAGCAGTACTTGTTGCAAGAGGTGCTTACCAGGACATTACTGAACTCTACCTTGATGAGGATGAGTGGGGGGATATGACTGATAAAAAAGAAGGGTATGATATTAAAATTATCAGAACTGGGGTTGGCCAACTAGATACATCTTATTCTGTATCACCTTGCCAAAAGAAAGCATTACCCAAAGACCGTTCAAATACTTGCGACCTTGAAAAAATTGTAAGGTCACAAATTCCTTCATTTGAGGAACTTGAGGATACACTTGCTAAGTTCTTAAACTCAGGTGAGGATGGGGATGCTCCAGCAAAAAAACCCAAGGATAGTAAATCCAGGGACAAGTTCAAAGAAGGTCTAAAGGACAAAAAGAAAAAGAAAAGAGTAAGAGATATTTAATCCTACCCTAATAAAACAACAACTAGTAAGGGGCGGTATATTATATGTCGCCCCTTATTTCATGTACTAAACAAAAAGATTCATGGCAAAGAAAACTAAGATAGGTATAACCATACCTACAAAAAATGAGTTAATGAAAAGGTACCCTGGGATGTCAGTAGCTTCTGAAAATGATGATGATAGATACCCAAGAATACCATCAAGGCATTTAGCCTTCAATTACCAAACAGGGGGAGGTCTTCCATATGGTAAAATCATGGAGATATATGGAGAAGAGTCTTCAGGTAAATCTCTAATGGCCTATGATTTCGCTTATGTAACCCAAGCATTAGGTGGAGTAGTTCTAATAGCAGATGCAGAACAAGCATTCACTAATGCCTGGGCAATAGCAAATGGATTAGATTTAACAAGGATAATAAGGTTACCTTCAACAGTAGTTGAAGAGATATCTGATTGGCTTGCAGATATGGCAATATATTGGAGATCACAATTAACCCACAATGAACCCATATTATTCATATTAGACTCAACTGCTGCGTTGGATTGTATGGTAAATATCAATTCAAAAATGGTAGACTCTAAAGCCGATATGGGTAATAGAGCAAAAGCTATTTACAAGATGCTAAGGGTACGTTCTGAGTTAATGTTTAAACTAGGTGTATCACAGATATACATTAACCAATTAAGAAAGAATCTAAAAGCTGGTATGTTTGAGAATCCTGATACTACACCAGGAGGCGGTGCAATGAAGTTTTATGCTTCTATACGTATTGCTTTTTATGGTGGTAAACAAATCCTTGAAAAGATAAAAGGTAAAGATAGGAAAGTAGGCAGGGTAACTTCAATAAGGGTTATGAAAAATAAAGTTGGGCCCCCAAGGGGAACTATAAAGGGTGCACCCATGTATTTCAACCAGGATGGTAAAAAAGATATTGGCTTTGATAAGTATTATTTTTTATCCGACTCATTACTAGAAGCCGGTGCTATAAGCAAAAACAATGGTGGTACTTACTCTATAAAGGGTGTAACTTTATGTAGGGGGGATGAGAAATTCCTTGCATTAATTGAAAAAGATGATGATCTTCGTAGGAAGTTATTACGTAAAGCTAATATCAATACTATCAGCACTACAAGAAAGAAAATTGAAGGCTTAGGAGTTAACCTATTTCCAGTAGGTAATGTAAAGTATACGTCACAGGTAAAGGAGGCTGATGAGAATGAAGATGAATAGTTTATTAATAATTGATGGAGAAAATCTATTACACAGGGCATACCATAAGTTCTTAGGCTTCAAGTCTACTGAAGGAGTTCCAACTGGTGCAATATATGGTTTTCTAAAGATCCTACACTCTAATATATTTAGGTTCAAGCCTGAATATGTTATTGTTACATTTGATAATGGCAGATCAAAACATAGGACTAACATACTTCCAGGTTATAAGACACGACCTAAAAAACTGGGTATGGATTATGAGTCATTACAAAAACAAAAAAAGTTGATAATGAAGATCCTTAGAAGGTTGGGAGTACCTTATGTATTTGATAAATCATTCAGTAATGAATGGGAGGCTGATGATTACATTGCTTACTTAGCTAAAACCTTTGAGGGTGAAGTAACTATACTATCCTCTGACAAAGATTTTCACCAACTGATATCTAAAAGGGTAAAGGTAATGAGCCCATCTAAAGACCAATTAATCACTGAAGTTAATTGCATAAAGTTAACTGGGTATAATCCTGACCAATGTGTTGATTGGTTATCAATGGTGGGGGATGAATCCGATAGCATACCCGGCTATAGAGGCATTGGAGAAGTAAAAGCTACTGCATTACTTAAGAAATATAACTGTATAGAGAAATTTATAATGGGCGATTACAAAGAAAGTAGGGTAAATAAGCAAACACTTAATGAAGTAATGACTAAGAATAGGCACCTTATTGATCTTAACTTCTTTATAAGAAAATACCCAATGGTAAAAAACATACCCATAAAATATGGGAAGGATGAATTTATAAACAGGAAGCTAGTAACCATGTTTAATGGGTACTCTCTATCCTCATTCCAGTCTACTGAATTTATAAACACCTTTAAAGAATTAAGCAAATGGAAAGTAAAGTAAAACGTATTATGTTTGTGGGTCCCAGTGGGATAGGCAAGACCCACCTATCCAAGTTTATTGCAGATAAATATGGTATACCATTCATAAGTGGTTCATACTCTGATATGGTACCATCAACTAAAGATCAAAGCCATGCTGATATGGTAAGCAAGGATTCAAAGGTAATTTATAATGAAGATTATAAGTTGCTATGGGCAAGGGCAAAGGTATACTTAGGCTATACTACTAAAGGTTTAAGTTTTGTAACCGACAGGTCATATATTGATAGCATTGCATATTTCATATACAAACTTTCAAAAGTAATACCCAAGTGTGAAATTGAAGGTTTTGAACATGCAGCAAAAATGCTATTATTCAGGGACTGTACCCACCTAATTGTAATGCAATGTACTGAATCAATGGTTGATACCTGGAGAGTTGAAAATAATGAAAAGAGGATATTAAATACATATTTCCAGTGGATGGTATCTATGGTAATGATAGGAGTACTTAAAAGATTGGGCTTAAGAACTGGTAAATACTTTGGCCATACATACAGTTACATGCCAATGGGTATAAAAGTACTTGTTTTAAATAACAGGAACATGGAGAATAACAAAGTACTAATCAGTAAATTCTTGGGCAATGTCAAATAAAAGACCCATAGCAATTGCTTTCTCAGACTTACACCTGAATATCTGGACTAAGTTTAACAAAGACAACAGCAGAACAATGAACCAGTTCGAGGTTCTTCACTACATAAGAAAGCAATGTATAAAAAAGAAGGTTCCGGCCTTCTTTCTTGGTGATATGCTACACAAACCCGAGAGCATCGATAGTGACCTATTCAGGCTTATAATTGAAGAGTTTATTAGGCTAAACACAGAACCCCTTTGGAACTGCTTCTTCATTGAAGGCAACCATGAGATAAAGAATAAGAACCAATTGGTAACACTTGGCCAAGGCACTGCCCATACTGATAAGCCATCAGTCTATACCTCACCTGGTATAGTGTCATCGCTATCAAAAATATTCAACTTTCTAAATCCCATAAATGGGTACGTAGGTTTATATGGTGGATATAAGGTTTGGGGTATATCCTACCTTGACCATAACCAAGGTTTGAATAAACACTTAACTGAAATAATACTAAGGTTTAATCAGCATGATAAGAACATCCTATTACTACATACAGATTACCCAGGTGCAAAAGATACTGATGGTTCTGAAGTTGGTTCAAGTGAAAATATCAATGTAAACCTTATCAATAAATTTGATCTAGTATTATGTGGCCACATACATAAACCACAAAGGCTTTCAAAAAAGGTATACATGATTGGTGCACCCATCCAACAAAGGAGGACAGATAGGAATTGTGAAATGGGTTATTGGGTAATATACAATGACCTATCTGTTAAGTTTAAATCCCTTGCAAAGAAGTTCCCCAAATTTATAGATGTTGAAAAGGAAGAAGGTATTAAAGATGATTATAACTATTACACAGTAATTCCTAAGCATATTCTAGTAAACACAGATACTAAGAGTAATAGAATTACTGCTAATCTTTCTAAAACTAAACTAGCAAAGAAGTATATGCGTGAAAAAGGCATCAAAGATAAAGACAAATCAAGGTTACTAACTAAACTACTGAAAGACAATGATTAAGTTTGGGAAACTAATAATAAAAGGCTTCTGCTCTATCCAGGATTATGAAATTGATCTTGATGGGGGGCATATAACTATTATACGAGGAGAAAATGGAGTAGGTAAAACTACGCTCCTATCAGCAATAACATGGGTACTCTATAATAAGACAGCTAAGGAAGATGCTAAAGACGTAAACACATGGAAAGAAAGAAGGCCAAAAGATTACAGGGGTACTAGTGTAGAGATATACTGGAATAATGGTACAACACTACACCAAGTAATTAGGTGTTCTAACTATGGTGAAAAAGTACATGGCTCAAAGGGTGCTAATAGGCTGATATATCTAATAGAAGGCGTAGAGGTTAAGAATAAAAGGAAGGATGAGATACAGGCCCTAATTGAAGCTAACCTTACACTATCCTACTCTCTATTCAAGAACTCTATCATGTTTGGCCAGGGCCTAAAGAGATTAATACAAGAATCTGGTACAGAGAAAAGGAAACTATTCGAAGAAGTATTCGATGTAAGCTACCTATCAGTAGTAAGAACAGTTGCACAAAAGGAAAGGGACAAGATAAAAGAAGAACTTAGTTTAATAACAAATCCTTTAAATACAATGAGGGCTAGTTATGAAACTAATAAAGAAACCTACCTAGAACTAAAAGCAAGAGAATCAAATCAAGCAACTGCTATAGGTGAAGAACTTGAGGAATATATAACTCAACTAAAGGAAATAAAAAGAACTTTAAGAAGGTACGACCCAGAGATTGAAAAGTCACTAGCTAAGGCTACTGAAAAAAAGGTCCGGCTTAAAGAACAACTAGAAGAGTTACGAGAAAATTATAACTCTAACAAAAAAAAGGTATCAGATGTAACTTCAGTTAAAGGCTTAGGTAGTTTAGTAAAAGAGATTATTGGGTTAATCATAATAAACCCTCACTTGGCAATATCAAAGTTAAAAGAACTTGAATCGGCAATAGTTGAAATGAATAACTACCATGATGAGTATGAAAGGCTTAATAATAAGCTTATTAGCATAAGAGATGAAGAAAATGAGTGGCATAACATAGTTGAGAAGAATAAGAAGAACCTGGAAATAGCTAATACTATAGAAAAGAAAATTGACATAATCAAGAATGCCAAGTTAGAAGTACTTTCTCCTAAGTATAAAGAGAAGTATTTGAAATACAAAGAGGAGATAAGAGTTCTGGAAAAGAAGTTATTACCTATTGAAAAGCAACTCAATGATTATAATTGGGTAATAGATGATCCACTTGGTAGCAACGGGATCAAGTCATATATATTTGAATCATCAATGGATGGTATAAATGATATACTAATGCAATATGCTGATACCCTGGGATTAAGAATAGAATTTGGGGTAGACCTATCAAATACAAGGAAGGACTTTTATACACTAGTAGAGATAGGTGGTATAGTAGTTGATTATGCTGATTTATCCGGTGGCCAAAAGCAATTAGTTAATCTTGCTATGGCTTTTGCAATGTGGGAATCCACTTCTAGTACAAAAGATATTAATATACTATTTCTAGATGAAGTATTTGAAAGCTTATCTAGAAGTAATATCGAAATAGTGGTAGACCTTATAAAGCAATTGTCTAAGGGCAAGAGCATATACATCATCACACACCAGGAAAACCTACCCCTTAGCAATGCTAAGATCTTAAACCTAGACTCTAAGAATGGTCTAACTACCTTTAACTAATTAAACTATTAATAACTAAACAAACACAAACATGGGATGGCACGAATTAACTCAAAAGCTAAGGGATCAAAAAATGAAAGAGATACCTGTAAGTGGTGGAAAGATTGGACAGGATATGAATTTAGTAGAGTGCCCTCTAGTGGTGGGCTTAGGTGGTCCCGTACAACGGATACTACGGGAGATATCATCTGTTCAGATAACAAACACTATCTCAGGTTCCCCTTTAGTATTGAGTGCAAAAACTATAAGGAAATTAATTTTGAGCATATCCTATTGGGAACAAAGGGAGCAAAAGTCCTCCAATTCTGGAATCAAGCTCTTGAAGATGCGGAGAGGGGGAACAAGCTTCCTATCCTAATGATGAGGTATAATGGGATGAAAAAGGGAGATTACTTCTTTGTAGTTGATGAACAATTTGGGGGAATACTAATTGATACCATGCCACATGAGGATGTAAATGTAATGCTTATAAATGCTAAACATATAAAGCTGATGATTGTAATGGCATCTGATATCATTAAGTATGCTGATTACGCTAAAGTATATAAAGAGTCAAGGAAACGATTAAAAGCTAAGAAATGAAAAAATCATCTAAGTGGTGTATTTTTAACATCAACAACAAACATTGCTTAACCATAGCTAAAGAACTTAAGGAAAAAGGGTATGATAAACTAGGGGTAAAGGTAAGCCTACCCACAGTATCAATCCTAAGGAAGAGGCAAAAGGGTAAGGATATTTATGAAGATGTCCCACTGCTATTCAACTATGGCTTTGTAAAGATGCCCACTGAGATGGCTTACTCTAGACCACTTTTAAGGAAACTAACTCGTGACATAACTGGGATAGGCTCATGGGTTAAATCAAATGATACAATGCATGAAAAGAAACTAAGAAGAAGAATTGATGGTGAAGACTTCGATGATTTCTCTAAGGTTGCTATTGCAAGTAACAATGAAGTAAGGAGATTTAAAAGGATGTCTAGAGAAAATAAGGTATACCAAGCAGATGAAATAATAAACCTAAGTATTGACTCTTACGTAGTACTAAGGGGCTACCCATTTAATGGTGTTAATGCTACTATAAAAGAAGTCAACCTTGTTACTAAGGAAATAACTGTAATGCTATACCCAGGCAATACTAATATGATAGTTAAACTCCCCATGGATAACGTAGTATACTCAATCTATCAAAACTATGATGAGAATAAACTATTCTGCAACAGCACAGAATTAGATACTACAAATATCCAGTCTGAAGATATTGAAGATAAACTAACTAAAAGGCAATTCTGATGAAAAAACATGAAGAGATAGCATGGGCAATGCTGACTGACGTAGAGAAGAACAGTCTATATTTAACGTTAAACAATGGGATGTCTTCATGGGAAGCTGGAGAAGTATTAAAGCTATCACACTATAAGTATTTAGAACTAAAAGAGAGGGCAGAGAAATTCTTTAGGCTATTTGTGGAATACTTCGAAATAGGCATAGAAAGTTTATTCAGCCCTCAAACAGTTGCTGATTCAAGGTTTAGGGATTACATAGAAGCATGCTTAGAAAAACGTATAGTAAGAAGTGAAGCAATAACTTATTGTGGAGATTCCTCTTTAGTTGTACCAAGCATCAGTCAAACCTTCATAATAAAAAACATGGATAGGCTAAGCAAATCTGAATGTCAGATAGACATAAGGTTATACAAACTAATCATGGAATTTGATCGATGGAATAACTGGAGAATACTACCCAGGAAAATACAACAACCTTCAGCATATAAACGAAGGAATAACAAAAGGGATAAGGTATACATTACTTATATGAATAAACTTGCAGAATACAAAGTAAAAGCTATTATGAATATCTTCTGGTATGTTCCTCGAAAACCTAATAAAAAAATATACTATATTCCCTTAGTTTCTAGCACTTTATTTAGCGATGGCTACAAGGTAATACCCATAAAAACTGATGACACCACCTTAAAAAAACTATCCAAACTATGTATATACATATTTAAAGAAGAAGAACAAGCAGATGTATTTGGTTATATGCTAACAAGGTATTTCAAGGAAGATTTAAAAGCATCACAAGGTCAAAAGTATTGGCCAGAATACCGGGACTGTTTAACTAGAACAGTAAACTATAACCAAGTAAACAATATAAACTTTTACATTGATAGACTTGATATGGCATATAACGACTTCACTCATAAACCAGCAAAAAATAAATCCCTACATAATGAAAGGAGAGCTCCTGATGAAATTTTTTAAAAATTAGTGTATATAATATAAATGTCGTATATTTGCAAATAATTAATAATTCAACAATTCAACATGAAAACCAGAGTCAAGAAACAAAAGGGAAACGACAAGAAGGCTAATATCAAGGGCATTGCTGGAACCCATGATAGAAAGTCTTACAAGGACCTAAAACGGGAAGCCGTTATAAGGGGCATGGCTTTCCAAGATGTGGTAGAAGCAAACATCTACAGCCTAATTTCCTTTATCGAATCCAGCTTATCAAAACCTGACCTTTCATTAATTGATCAATTCGATGACTGGGTGGATAATCAATTAGAACTTATTGGTTACTCAGCAGACAATGCAATGAGACATCCTCAACTACGGTTGGGGTTTATTGGTGAAAAAGACGAAGATGGAAACATCACTAAACACAAAAGAATTAAAGGCTTAACTAAACCTAAGAAAGTAAAAAGGGAACGAGATGAAGCTGGTTTATACAAAGGAACTAAAAAATCTTACACCTTCGAACTTGCAAGAAGGGGCAAGTCACTTGAGAAGGTTAATGCTAGGGTCCTAAAGAAATTCCCAGATGCCTCACTAAAATCAGTTAGCATATGGTTCCGAACTGCAAACAGGGAAGCTAAGAAAGCATGATAAATCAGGATATGGAAAAAGTATTTAATAGCCCCTCACTATTAACCATACTATATGAAAGGGCATTATTTGAAAATAGTGATAAAGCCATATACAATGAATACTTTACCTTTTACTTTACTATAGAAGATTTTAGAAGGCTAATACTCATTGAAAAGCTTTTAAAACCTCACACGGGTAAATATGACACTATAAGATATGGGTTATTAGAAAATACTAAAGCTGATAAGCCTCTATCTGGGTGCACGGTATTTATACATGATGAACTAGATTGGGGTGACTCTTACCACCTAAAAACAAATACTGATAACTTTGAGTATGCTGGAGCACAATATGTTATCAATAATAAAGGGCTTTATAAATCATGAGAAAAGTAAACGACCAAAAGATATATAAGAATAAGTACTACCCCTGGTACTACAAGGAGAGCCTAAAAGTAAATCTTGTACCAATATCCTATTATACTAGAGAGGAAGCTTTATTTACTCTAGAAAAGCAATTTGGGAATAAGGGCATGCTAGAGCTAAAGGTAATCAAGGGGTCAGTTGCAATAAAGGAAGGCCTGGAACTTGGTAAGAACTCTTTTAGGTTAGATGGGAAAAGCCACCAAGTAAAAAAATACTATGTCCCACCAGAATACCAATTCAACAGGTCAAGGAGAAGGACTTACTTCAAGCTTCTAAAAAGAAGGAATAAAGACAACCAGCCATCAGGAGTGGTAAGGTTACATAAAACATATAAACTAAAAACTTATGGTACTAGGTGATACTACAATAGATTGGGTAAAGGTATATAAGAAAAGGGACCTATCCTACAGGTTATGGAAAAGGCTTTTAAATGGGGGAGATTGGCTTACCCTATATAAGGATGAAGAAATCCAGCCCAATGACCTACTACTTATTATGAAGATACATAAAATGTATGTCATACCCCTAAAGAAGTTAATAAGAAAGTTACCCAAAATAATAGAAGCCTATGAGGCATGGCTACCCACAAGGAATATACCATTCCAAAAAACCAGTAAAGACAAGTACTTAGCTAAAGAATTAGCATTCAGAGGGTTTGTTCCTATTGCCCAATTTGATTACTCTAATACCAAGTTTTGCTATATAATGAGCAACCGTTCAATAGAAAATACTATATGGGTATACCCTATGAAATTCACATTGAACTATGATCAATTACAAAAGGATATTAAAAAAGGCAAGGATATAAACATAAGGTATATATATCCCAATTTTGCAGCCATTGCCTTACAAGGTTGCACTAAAATTCAATACTGTAATTTATGATAAACGTAATAAAACAAGAAGAGCCTAAGTTGCCTAAGCTCAAATACTACTTGGCAACATATAAGAAGTATATGCCAGTTGAAACTGAGATTATAAAACATGTTAAGTACAACATTATACCCACAGATGAAATAACTAGTAAAGAACCATTAGATATCAGTGAGGATAATACCATTGATGATATTAAAAATGCTATTGCCCAATTGGTGCTATTCAATCAAGAAAACAAGAGCAATATACTTCAAGGAAGTTTGGGAAACTATATAATACAGCAAAAGCTCATTAATGAGTAAAACAACAATAACAATTATTAATTTTTAAAAAACAATTACATCATGGCTAAGAAAGCAAAAGTAAAAGAAGTAACAGTAGAGTCTACAGAATTTTTAGGCGGTGGCCTTATCAAAATCACCATGTCGGATGGTTCAATCATCTTTGCATTAACAATCACCCAGGAAGTTATCGACCTAATTGCACCGGAAGCTGATGATGATGATGACGATGATTCGGACGATGATGATGATGATGATGACGATGATTCGGACGATGATGATGATGATGATGACGATGATTCGGACGATGATGATGATGACGAAGTCACTGCAGAATCACTTGCCGAAATGGATTATGAAGAACTGGAAGATGTCTGCGATGACAAAGACCTTGACACTGATCCTGATGACTTCGATGAGGAAGAAGTTGAAAAACTCCGGTCTGCCATCGCAAAAGAACTGGGCATCAAACTTCCCAAGGCTGCCAAAAAAGGCAAAAAATAAACCACTAAGGGGGGCTCACAGTACTGGTTATGAACCTTAAGCATAACACTTACTTGACTACCCCCCTTATGTTTTACAACATTTCTTAAACACAAATATTTAATTTTTACAACAACACTCATTATGGCTAAAGACAAATCAGCTTCAAAAAAAGACGAAGCTAAAGGAAAAGTAAAAGGTGCAGATGCTACAGCAGAAGCTGCAAAACTGGCAAAACGCGAAGCTCGCAAAGAGGCCCTTAAAGCCCGTCCAGATGGACAACGTCAAAACTCGAAACAGATTGATACCCTTACGGTAGGTAAAACTACAGTTGAAACATTTGGTTGCTCGGTTCGTAAAACGGGTACCCTGGTAACAACAGTTATCAAAAACGAAAAAGGGGATGCTATTGCAGTTGCTGTCACATTCGTTCCGGGTGTTAAGGTGAAAGCCAAAAAAGGTCACGGAATGCTTCAACCGGGAGTTGCTGGTGAAGGCAAGAAAAAGAAAGGCGCTGAAGAAGACGAAGATTAATCTTCACAACAAAAACATTAGGTAAATTTGGGTTTAAAGGTAGGGGGGCAACTTCCTACCTTTATTCATTTATAAACATTCACAATATGGATGACGAGAAAGAAATTATTTATATTGCACTAAGCAATTCAATAAGTTATTATAGAACTTTACTAGAATCAAGCAAGGAATTGCCCAAAGAAGATGAAATAATGGCTAAACATATTTTATTAAGAACTGAGCAATTATTAGATATGTATGCTTTGCTAATTGATGGTAATGAGAAACTAATGGATAGACCAAGATGGTAGGATTAAAAGAATTGTTATCACTAATACAAGAGTCACTAATTGACTTACAGGTAGTGGAGGCTAATCTATATGCTGCAAAAGCTAAAGGTAAACATGGTCTACAGGACATCATGTCTAAAAGGGCTGCAATGGTTAAGTCAAAGATAAGAAGTTACCAAACAAAACTTCTCAACTATGGACATGGGAACATCCTACATATTAACTTTAGGGTGATTGAAGAAAATGATTTTAAGGTGCCTCAGGAATTTATTCATTACTATATTAATATAACAAGGGAAGAGGGGGAAGCTCTTTTAAACTATTGGGCAGATACCAAGGGCTTTAAAATACAAATCCTAGAGATTAAGGATATAGATACCCATAAATCCTATAAAAAGCTATAATCATATACTATAATACAAACCAATAAAAAACAACAACAAAATGGCAAAATCTGAAGTTAAGGTAGCTACTCCAAAGGTAGACGAAGAATTATTATTAAAGAACAAAAAGGCAACCAAAAAACTTGCTAAGTATTTTGAAGAAAACAAACTGGATCCTACAGTGGATTACACCAAAAGCAAAAAGCATGGTGAAGCAGTTCGGGCTTTAGTAGCAGTCATTAATTCCACCAGGGATAAAATCAATGCCACCGCACCTGCTGAAAAAGGTAAGGGTGAAAGAACCAAAGAAAAGGTTGCAAAAGAAGGTGAAAAACCAAAGGAAAAGAAAGCATCAGTTCTTGCCAAATACGACTACCCATTGGTAAATGGCAAAGAAATGACCTCGGGTGAAAAAAAGAAATACAGGGTTAAAATGCGTGCCGGTAACAAACCAGAAAAGGTAGAAAAGGTTACTGACAAAAAAGCTAAGACTTTGGTTGAAGCTAAGCCAGAAAAGAAATCGGTTAAAGTAGAAGCTCCTGCCGCTGAAGCTAAAAAAACGGATAAGAAATCTGACAAGAAAAAAAAGAAACATACCAAGGAAGATTAAATCAACACGGTAATAAATAGCCCGGTTCTTATCAAAGTATGAATCTCATTCTAACCCCCGACCGGAAATTGCACATGCTTTTTCCGGTCTTAGTATTTAACTAACATTATGGACATAGCAAAAAAACTCCAGGAAACAGAAAACATATATAAGCCTAAACTCAGGGTGCAATACCTAAATGAGGATGGAACTATTCAATCAGACCGATTGGTAGACCAGGCAATAGAATTTACTAATGGTCCAAAACAAGGCCACACAGGACCTCTAAGAATTGAGGCCAGCCTAATGTGTCAACAGGATGTTGAGTCATTAAAAGGTTACTTGGATAGAGTATCTTCTGGCTTAACAAGTAAACAGGTAAACCCAAGAGGTAGAACTCCTAATGCAATAACTGAGTTCAATTCTCCAAGGGAAGAGATCCTAAGCCACATTGAAAACATAGTAAAAAATGATGGTAGGGATCAGGATGAGATTATAACCCAATTAAGGGGTTTAGGATTTGTATTCATGCTAACAGAAGACTTCCTTACTTACTTCCCAGACTTCCCATTCAGAGACAGGGATATTGGAGAAGCTAGTACTACTGGTCAATACCCAGCATCACTACAATGGATGGTAAGGTGCATCAAAAGGGCAAAGGATCCTAAAACAGATAAGTATGATCCTCAGATTATATTCGGCTTTCAAATAGTAGGAGAAAGGGAAGAGAAATTTGTTCCTTACTTATATAAAGAACGCAAAAAACCAATCAAGGCAAAAATACCAACTAAATATGCCCTATCATTTAACAACACTGAATTAACCAAGTTCCCTAAGTACATGATTGAGGAAGAGAGATTAAAATTCTCTACCGAAATGAGACAACTAATTGCCAGTCCAGAAAGAAAACCAACTAAGTTCTTCATACGCTGGTATCAGGATGTTATATTCTCAAGTACTTTAAAAGACCAAATGGCAGAAGCCTACGAACGACGTTAATCACACATAAAATGGAACTACACTTTTCAGACCAAGAAATTAAAATACTAAAAGACATCTGCGATATTCAAATTATATCATTCTCAAATATTCTAAGAGGGAACCTATTAGCAGAGGATGAAGAACTACTATTGCAGTACCAAGCTTCACTAGATATTGCCAAAAGGGAGGCAAAATGGAAGATAAGCCAATACACAGAACTAAGTAAGCAACCAATGTACTTGGGTATAATGGTTGAAAAAGATATTTCAATCATGAGGCATATCCTTTTCCACATGGAAGAAGTTTACATAGTAAAATACCCACAAGGGGTAAAAGACCTTTGGAATAAGTTCTTCTTAATTGAGGAAACAAGGAACCCCGAGATCAAATTATTAACTACTAATATTAAACATGATGAAAAAAGCAAAAAAGCAAAAAAAGCAAAGTATATCAGTAACAATCGAAAAGTTCTCTATGTCAGTTGATTTGCCAAAACAAAAAAGGCAAGTAGTTGGGGGTTTCCCATTAAGTGAATTTACAAAAACAGAATCATCTAATATAACATCGGTATTCCATGATGGTAAATCCTGCCTATATATCCAATTCCACAATGGCAAGGTATATAAATATAGTGTATCCTCCACGGGTTATAAACAACTCCTTGAAGCCCAATCAATAGGCAAGTTTTTCTTCCAATACATAAAAGATAAATGCTCCTTTGAAGAAGTTGATATTAAACTAGAATAGATGCTAGGCATACCCTTATAAACCTTTTTTAATTTATTGTATATTCAATATATTGTATTATATTTGCAAATAATTAATAATTTAATTTATGCAAAACAGTAACCACATCAAGGATCACAAAGGGAAGATTGCTATGTTAGTAATAGTGGCTGTATTTTCAATCATCAGCTCAAAGAAAGCAGACTATACTCAGGGTTATAATTTCCCCAAGCCAGACCCTTCTAGGGGTGCAGCTTGGGGCTACGACCCTAAAACTAAAGACTATCGCTATGAAAGCCATTGGCATGGACCTTTACCTAAGCAGGTAAAACCATCAGCCAAAGACACAACAGATTATGACAGTAGTGATATTGACAATATAATAGATGACATTGAAAGTAGCCGATAGGCTAATCCACCCTAATACCATAGTAAATTTGTATTTTATAGTATATATTGAAAAAATAGTATTATCTTTGTTTATTCAAATAATTAAAAAATCAATTTATGAAAACAACAACTGAAGTACCTACTACCACAAAGGTAAAGGCTTCCAAAAAGGCTTTAGTACTTGAAGCACAAAAGGCAATTGAAAAGAAGGCTGACAAAAAAGCCACAGTGATTAAAGAAGTAACACCAACTAACAAAGCAACATTGGTGGAGTCAGTAATCTCAAACCGGGAGGTTAAATACATCTATCCTGAAGATGTGGTTGATACCTTATCACGTAAATCCTGGAGACAAAAAATCCGTAACCAACTGGACAAGCTGGAAAGGGATATGCTACGTATCAAGGACCAAGAATCAAAAGAATATCGCCGGGCAAAGAAAGCTTATCTTTCATACCAGTCAACAGTAATGAAAATTGGTAATGCATCCTAATCTGCTTTTACCTTAATGCTCGGGTTTAGGGTAATTCCTAATGCCTGAGCAATTACTATTCTCAGACTTATTTCTCTATATCTATAATTATTGACCACTATATCATGCTTGACAAAAAGGAAATACTAAAGACGCGAAAGGACCTGATTGAGCTCCATAAAAGGTGCTTACTCACTCACTTCACTCAAAGATCACTAAAAGCTAAACACAGGAAAAGATTCTTTAAACTTTATGACTTATATGTCACACCCACTAATATCCAATACTACTTCTTCAGGGACTTAGAGTTATTTGTATATGCCCTAGTAACCGATAGGCTGGACGAGATATCAGATTACTTCCCTAAACGTAAGGTTAAACGAAAAAAGAATAAGTAATATGTACCCAGAAGTAATCAAACACACTTACTTAAATAAATCACAGCTTAACATAAGGGATCAGTATGGTAACACCCTACCTTATGAATCAGAGATTGGTGATTATGCTGATACTAATGGAAACCAATCAGACATGCCAGATTCTGACTTTGTCCCAGACTACCACATAGAAGGGTTCTTTAGACAAATGCCAGAAGGTAAACAAAGTGAATTTATCATTGCATACCCAGGAAATTGTACAATGTATATAACTGGAGTACCAAGAAATGCACTAACTATAGAGCCATTCAGAATGGGCTCAGTCAAAAGTAAAATCTACAGCTCATATTGGGAAGACCCAAACAGAGGCTACTTATTCCAAATCATTATAAAACCCCAAACTAAACAAGTATTTATACCATGAAGACAACTAAGCAATATGTAGGGCAATTTAGACTTGATCAAGAGAACTTCCAGTTTAACCGAGAAGAATTTCTTGCAATGTTAAACCAAGAATTTCTAGGAAAAATAGGTGTACTCCAATTGGGGGTCATAACCTACCCCAAGTTCAGGAACTGCGTTAAAGAAATTGAAACAAAGTTCTGGGCAATATCAAATAAAAAGGTAGGTCAACCATTCTCAGATAAGCTATGGTCTGCTTTCTTTGCAGTATATGTTATAAAAGTAAGGGCAGAACTATTCCCTGATATTGAGAAAAGCATCACGGAGAAAAGAGAACAACACATTGCTAGAAGAGAGGCAACAATGACAACATGAAAAAACGTATAATAGAAGACCTACATGGTCATATCTTTGAAATGGGGGCTTATAGCATCATGGATGTTATACCCCCACCCAATACCTTTGGGGTAAACGAGAATAGGGTCTTTGACAGGGATATAACATCACAGACATCCTTCATATTAATAAATTATGGAGAGAATAAGGAGAGCTTTGCTTATACCTTTTATGAGAACAGGGTTTATGTATATGGGCTATTAACCATTATAGGTTATAATCAGAAAAACGATATAAGACATGTCAAAGAAAAAAGTTACAGAGGTTAAGGAGGTAAAGTACCACTCAGATGGTAAAGTAAGGTTACCAAGGGCATTCGGTATAACACAGTTGATGGCCCCCTATTCTAAACTACCAGAACCCCAACAGTTAGAACTCTTAACAAAGGTCCAGGATTATGTAATACAACAATGGTTCTTGGGTAATGGTAACCTATGTGGGTTAAGCTTAAGTACTTATGCCTTAGCTAATTTCCTACATTGTGAACCAGATAGAGTACAACTATTTATGAGGGACAGGGTACTATCAGCAAAGATATGGGACTCTAGTAAACAAAAAGAACTACTGGAAGGTATACTTGGTCAACAACTATCTTGGGTACTAGAAGATAGGATGGAAGCCCAGAGCCAACTAGATTTACTTAAAAGGGCACAGGGTGATACTTACAAAGCTTTTATATCTGGAGAGGTTAACAAAGCAATTAAACTTAAATTAGAATCCAGTACTGCACTGCAATCAGTATTTAGAAGTATAGCCGGTGGAAGTACAGTTAATGTATTTAATCAATTAAACGTACAGAACAATGGGAACCCAGCAGCATCAGGTGTAACCCAGGCAGAAGCTCTAGCAATTATTGATGAAAATTATTCATTATTAGCACTTGAAAAAGGGGCAAAGCTTTACTTGGAAGAACACTATGAACTAGATGAATTGCCAGTAGTAGTTGCGGGAGAGCAATCAGGTATAAATACTGACAAAGAAGGTTTAAAAATAATGAGAAAAGATATTGCCAAGGTAGTTGATAATTATAAGGCTAATTTGGATGGAGGCGGGAATGATGAAGACTTCCATGATCTTAGAAGGGAGGTTGAATTAAGTATTGATGAAGATGAAGAAGACCCAGAATTTATTGACTATGAAGATGAATCTGATGAAGATTGATTATCATTGACAACCAAGCCCCATCTCTTAACCTAGATGGGGCTTCTTTATGTTATATAGGGTAATTGCATATTGAAATAAAATGATTATATTTGCATATTAATAATTAAATAAAAAATAAAGCCCATGAACGCAGACCAATTAAGCTTAATCAAACATTACCTAAAAGCTGGTATGAATCTTCACCTAAGATTCTATACTGGACCCATGCATGGTACAAGGGAAGTTACCCCAGTAAAAATACTCAAATTAGTATTTGAAAACAAAGGGTACTGGTTTAAAACAGATGGAGGTGACTTCCTTACGTACAGTACACCCCTTACCAGTATAGCAATTGAAGTTGCAGGGAGTTATCAACCTCTATTTGATACTAATGGTAATACCCTAATAAGGCAAAGCCCAATGGATAAATTCACAGCAACCTACTACCACTATATTGTATCACAATTTGATTTGGTAAGACCTGGTAGTATGGTAATCATTGACAACATTAATTACAAAGCATTAGGCAGGGTAATTAACAAAGGTAACTATGGTGATCTAATGCCCATATTCCAGGACATCCATAAAAAGAAACTAAAGAACTTATCCCATGTAGATATGAAAGATACTGGGATAACACCAGATGATATTATCTTCGATGTAGTGGTAATAAAAATGAAACTGGAAGAAAGGCTATCTGGGATGCCAAAGGTAACTGACATAACCTTTATAGTACCCTTCAATATGGTATCAGAACTAGGTTTTACAATAACAGAATTAATTTAAAGACAATGAGTAAAAGAGACAGAGACTGGACTATGCCAGTATTAATTGCATTTAACAAAGGGGAATGGACAGGTTATGAATTACTTATGAGAGCTATTGAAAGGATGACCTCAGTATGCAGCATACCCAAGTATGAACTATTTAAAAAAGTATTAAAGGAGTACCACAAGTACAGGTCAATATATGATATGGACCATAATTCACCTTCACTATTAATATGCAGGATGCTTAGCCTTGCTAAAACATGTACTATGTTAACAGTGCCACAAACTGAACTAGATATCAGGAATATTATGTCGGATATAACCCTGCCATACCATGCAAATTCAAGGTACCCAATTTTACCTAATCTTATGCTAGAACACCTGGGTAAACTATTTGATGATTCTACCATGTATATAAATAAAAATATACTTGGCCCTGATCAATCCTTTTCTGATATAAAGGAGATATTTATAAGGAACTTCTCTATCAGCTATTTTTCCAACTGGCAGAATAACATAGTAGAGCCAAGGCCCTGGATATTATTATGCATAGAACAAATACTGCTAGTAGTCCCAGATAATAGTAAATTAGCCTGCTCAAATTTGATCAATCGATCAGCAGAAGAAATAGCAAAAGACCCAAGAACTTTTGCTAATACTACTTCTATGCAACCCAGTATAGTATCAAGATTCTGGTATGCTTTAGGCTTTAGATAATACACCTTGCAATGGGCTCTAATTTAGTTATTAGAGTTCATTGCATATTAATATAAATGTATTATATTTGCATTCAATCAATTTTAAATATAAACACAATGGCCGCATTTAAAGTCAAATTTCATGGTATATCTAAATCATTAAGCCAGCCTTATATAAGCATGGCAGTTCCTGGTAAGCTTAGGCAACGTAAACTATCTCCAGTAGAGATAAAAACACACATAGAATGTAATTCCTTAGAAGACGTTCTACCTACACTAGAAAAGTATTATACAAACATCACAGGACTAAAAATTAAATAACATGGCACAATGTAAATATTGCTACCAAGATCTTGAAACACCCAATGTAGAAACATGCCCTAATTGTTCAGATGCTATTTACCAACTTACTGAGGTTGGAATATCCTCTGAAATTGCTGGTATAGCATTTAGAACCTTACTCAGAATTGGTTATGGAAAACCTACAGAAAAAGAAATTGAACACAAACACAGAGGTATAATAATAGTAGGCCATAAATCAGGCTCCTGGGGTATCTCTGGGGGTATGGTTAGAAGTTTAGCTCAACCCCATCAACCCCATCAACCAGACTCAATGGACCCTGGTATCCATGGTATGCCCCTAGAGCACACCATATTGATAGGTGGATTTGGTACTGACCTATTGGGAATAATGGAGAGAGCAGAACTATTCCACCCAGACTTTAGAGACTATGAATTAGAAGCGCCCACATTACACATATCACCCCAGACTACGGAAACTTTAAAGGCAGCCAGTAACAAGTTAATAGAAATAGGTCAGAAATTTGAAGAACTTCACTTCTCAAAAATTGATTTTGAAGTACCACAACCAAAAGAAATTTACCCACACAAATTACAGGAAAGAAAATACATGCCAAACAAAACCTATAAAAACAAAAAACGCAAATGAATGACTCCAATGAAAATTTAAAAGTAAAAGAGATCACTGTAATGTCCAAGACATTTCTTGATCTACCATCAGTAGTTGCTGACATCAATTTCCAGATAAACCTTAGTAAAGAACTATCAAGGCTATCAGCAAACAGTACTAATGCCCAGGTGCAAATTAACGAAAAGAGGAGTAAGCTTATTAATGAAGGTAAGATCTCCAATGCTCATACCTTAAGACTAAAGAGAACTACCTATGATACCTTTGAAGAACTGGGCTATCTAGGTAATGATAAATTCTCTGAAGAGTACATCTTAATCTCTGAAAAGAAATCCAAACTACCTTCTGTCCAAAGAGAACTAATTATTGATACCTGCAACAATGCTATCAGGAAAATGGTTGCAGGCTACTCAATAAGGTTATACGTTGGGATGAACTTTGGAACTAAGAACTCTTCAGCTAGGGGTTATATCCAGGATATAAATCAGGAAGGTAATACCATCCATATTGAACGTACAACTAGGACACTTAACCCAGATGGTAATATGTATAGTACCAAACTTGAGAAATGGGACCTAAAGAAAACTATCGAAAGCTTTCAATCAGGCAGGTACTATGCTAAAGATGGGAGTAAATTTATTGAAGCTGGTTTTCCACCTAAAGACATTGATCCAAATGACCAACCTAAGTAAAAAATACAGCAACCTTGCTAAGACAGTAAGGATAAATAACCATAATGATATGAAAAGGTATCCCACCACTGGTACACCAGAAGATGAGGCAGTAAGACTAATCAATAAATTCATATGCTTTGCTCCTGACCTACAAAGGGCTAAACAATGTGCTATTGCTTGCATACAGGAAAAAGAGAGATCCTTAACTGAGTATGGCCAGAATAGCATGGAATTACAAAACATGGACTTCGAATGGAGGTTCCTAGATAAATGTAAAGAAGCTATAGCTAAATGGGAACCTGGTGAAAAGAGCCCTACATTAAGAGCTTCATACAGGGATATGGAACACCAGTTACAGCAGAACCACATAGTAAAACATCAACTTGATATGGTATATGCAGCAGGGCAGGAATCCATTGAGGTAGTATTAAATCCAAGGCAGTACTCACTAGAACCTAAAGATGCCATCTTAGATAAAGCCCTAAAAGCAATGTCTGCATGGTTACTATATCAACTTCACTAAGCCTTTTTATAATTTTGATTATTGAATAAAATGTATTATATTTGTGAATCATTTAAAATATAAAAATATGAATAGCGAATCACGGAACATCTACCTAATCACTACTTACCATCTAGCTTTTCATAAAGTAAAGCTAGAAGCTATAGTCCTACCAGAGGAATTGAGGAACAACATAAACCTATTAGTTGCTACCTGGGCCCATGCTAATATGAAATTACCAAAAATAAAAAGGCTATATGAACATTACCAAGTAGTGAACTTGGTTAATTCTATATGTACCATACATGTAATGGAACAAGGAGAAACACAGGATGACTTCTCTGGCCTAATAGAACTCAACACAACAAGGCATAGCAAACTCAATGGTAATGCAGTATTCAACTATATAAAAGAACTCAACAATCAAAAATAAATCATGAAAGAAGCTATTATTCAAGAACTAATATGGGTTAAGGCCAATATAGTTAAACCAGAGGTATTATACTCAGATGAGCATACCATATCTACATTAATTGCTACTAGCGAAATTGGTGATATAATTGCCTCTCATATATATGAAAATGATACCTATGAGTTAAGGGCAGAACTAGAATCAGGTGTACAGGACCCAGACAACATCACCTATCAAGTAATCACAAAAGAGACATATAATTTACTAACCACTGATTAAAAGCGACAACATTATGGCAAAGAGATCACCAAAAACAGGAAAAGGCTTCAGCTTAGACTGCAGCTATTATGATAAGGAATTTGACACAGTAGAAGAATTGGTAGAATCCTGCATGGACTCAGGAATGGACCCCAATTACACTATTACAAGAGATGGCAAACTAACACCAGATACTTTAATCGACCAATACCCAGCAGAATAACATGAAAAAAATATTTATCCTAATAGGGCTAATAGCCTTAACTGCTAGTTCACCAATCCACGTAGCACAAGGTGGATTCTTTGCTGTAGAAATGACAACATTTAAAGTTAATGATATGACATATGGAGTATTCTATTCAAACTCCACTAGAAGTCGTACTTCTGCTTCACCTTGCGTAGTAAACATTACCAAGGACCAACTCGAATGCAACTACCTTCGTAAACAACTTAACAAAAAATAACATGAACAATACAGAACTATTAAAACTAGAAGAAGCTCATAACCGGGCAAAGAATTACGTAGAGTCATTCCTTAATGGTAGACTTACTATAGAGCAATTCAGGTATCGTATGGTACAGCTAGTAAGGCAATCCACTATTGATGCCTTCACTTTAAACGATGGTATACTATTAGTAAACCAATTACTAGATGAGTATATCTCAGACCCAGTAATGTACCGCTACAATATCTGGGATGCATCCCTTCAAGAACTAAGCATCATAAGCTTATTCAACCCGAATGGTATGATAGAACCAGGGGAAGAAAAAGAGACTCCCAAGAAGGAATCAGTATCTCAACAAAAACAAAGGTACCTGGATGAAAAGGAAGGTACAATGACTGGGCCACGTTCTCATTAAGTAATAAACCCACCAGCTAAGGCCTATTCCATTAAGGGGTAGGCCTTTTTTGTGGATTGAAAAAGTGGATGCAACACCCAATGGCCTCACTTACTAGTATTTCCATATTTACAATGCATATATAATCTTAGCTTGTAAGCATAGTTTTTACTAGGAAGATTGCCTAACCCTTATTAAATTGATAATATTTTGTATTAATATATATATGTCAGAAAATATTATTATATTTGCATATTATTATTTTAATCAATTTAAAACTCAACCCAAAATGGCTACAACACAGAAACTTATCAAAACAACATTTGACCTACTTACAGAGCATATGCAGGATCCCCTAATCAACCTTTATAATAGGTGGCAGGATGAAAAACAATATGAAGACTTTAAGGATTACCAAAAGGTCTTACAGGAGATCTTCAATACTAAAATCAAAGGCAAGGACACCCAGTGTACTTTAACTTTCACTAAAGCAACAAGAAGACCTTTTGGCATTCAGTTCTGGCTCAGGAATAACAATGTAAAGGAGTTACAAAAACTATCTTATGAAATGAACGTAACACCCACTACATTTAATACAGTATTAAAAAACATACCCGCATAACATTATGGCTACAAAAACTCAATCACTCAACACTCTCAAGAAAGGTGATTACTTCAAAATGGTAACACCTTTCAAATGTATCATCAAAATCAGTGATGATAAAAAGACCATCAGCCACGTAAATGTACCAGAGAAAATATCTAAAACAGTATATGTATACGATGGCTGGAACAAATATGGCAGATGCTGGAACTATCACCCCTTTAATAATGCATCCTCTGGTGACATACATACTAAGAACAAAAACAAACTTGTAACAACAGACTTCGAATTTTAAATACAGAAACATTATGACAGGAAAACAAATTGAAGGCATCATTAAACCTCTACTTGGGCCATACATTACAGATGACCGATTTGAAAAAGCTATTAATAAAATCATGACACTACATAACACTGCCATCAACAAAGTTAGGGATAAGGCTAAACCCCATGAAGAAGTAAAGGAGGAAAGAACATATGAAGATATCATGGGAAAACCACTTTGCCCATTCAGGGGAAATGCTTGCTCCAACACTAACGATGGTAAGAAAGGTAACTGTGCACGATGTAGAGTATCTGAAATGTATGACGATTAAGGCTCAATTTCTAGTACCACTTACCCATCCATAGAAAATTATATTTATTTGAACAATTATAGTATTATATTGTTTTACTTATATTATCTTTGTAATGTCAATTTTATTAATCAATTATTTAAAAACTTTACACAATGACAACAACCACAATCGCAAAGAATGCACAAGGTGCAGCTCCTGCAACAGATTCCAAAACATCTGCCCCTAAGGCAGAAGTAACCAAAACAGTTAAAGGTTCTAAGGAAACCAAGGAAAAGCTATCAAAGCCAGTTGAAACAATCAATCTGAAATCAGTTCTGCCGGCACTTGACAAATCCTTATTCATTGAAAAATCACGTGGAGGTAACCGGGAAAATGTTTACCACAAAGAACTCTTCGAAAACCTTACTGAAAAGGAAAGAAAAACACTCCGGAGAAACATGCGTACAAACCTGGAAAGCTTTGCTTCATCATTCATCGAATTCAATACCAAGAAGGAAATTGCGAAACTGAAAAAACTGAAGGACTCCTTCGATGCCTATTACAAAAAGGTATACCGGATCAATGATTTAACCGTTGCCTCCATCCTGCCGGGAAATGCTGGACCAGAAAAACAAAAGGAAGTTGCTAAGATGCTTGAAATCCTCAAAAGCATAAAGTAACCCACCAGTCAGGGGTCTTATAAGTAAAAGGTGGTCCTACTTTGGGACCATTTTTTGTGTGTGAATAGGAACTAGTGATGGCCTATAAAATGTTATCCCATCCCAGGATCCCAACCCCATCCATTAATGAATGAAAAAAATAAGATAATAATTTTGTATATTCAATATATTATATTAATTTTGAAGAGTAATAAATATACAAACAATTTAAAACCCAACTAATACCATGACAGAAACAACATTCAGGTTAAGGATCATCCCTAATCAAGGAGCAAAACCTATATTTGCAGACTTACATAGACTAGACTACGATGCACTGCTAGTTCAATCCAAGGTAGAGGGGACCTTTAAGGTATACCTGGTTAGATCCATCTTCAACAATGAAAAGGTAAGGATAACACCCATGAAGAAGATACAGAAACATATCCACCCTAATCAACCTTTCTTAACTCAGCGGGAGGAGGATATGGCTTGGGGAGCATTAAGAAGGAAACTAGCAGATGATGATAGGAGTATATCCGAAGATGATATTAATGGGGCAACAGATAAACTTTTCTATGATGCCCATGGTTTTGAACACAACACATTTGAATACTACCCTATAAAACTATAATAAAATGAAAACAAGAATCCTAACAGAAGAAGAACCATTTGCAGACTTAATCTGTTTTCACCTAAGGAAAGAATTCCCAGGTATTACTACATTAAGTACTTGCGAATTAGTTGAGGCCTTATCCAATGAGATAATAGGCACCAAGGAAGTAAGGTATGGTTCATTGCCAATACCAGAATCCCTGGTAATTATCAGGGAAGCAATCAGGGATGCAATCAAAGCTGACCTCCCAATCCCTATATTAGTTCCCTGGGGTAGCATCAAAGCAAACTTTTCAAAGAGCTTAGATATTGCCGAGGTATCTGCAATTCAAAGGCTAGTACAACTTCAAAACAACATCAAGTCATATTACAAACCTGGAGCAGAAATAGTAATCAGGGTGGAAGATACCTCTGCCTATACCTTATTCTCTCTGGAAAATGATGGAGAAACTAATAAGAACATTGATTCCTACTCCGGGGATATGCAAACCCTGGTTAATATCCTAAGCCCAGCTGATGGGAGTACTGGAAGCATAAGAGTACTACTCGAAAGCAGTATGCCCCAAGCTCTTAACTTTAACAGCACAGCCTTCTACAAGAACCAAACGAGGATATACAACTACCTGAGGGCAACTAGAGATATGGAAGATCCCCAAGAGATGATGGCAACAAAACAGTATGATGTACTTAGAGATAATGGCTGGAAAGGTTACATTTCTAAAGTACAAAGGGAACACTACCTTTCAAATTACAGAAGGATATATGATTGGGATGAGGATACAAACCTCCATAGGCTATCCTTATACTTTGCAGGTGCCTGGAGAAGGTTCCAACTTAATATGACCGGGAAACAGGAATATTGGGATAAGTTTATCCAACTGAACTACACTGCCCCCATTAAAGGTTTACCTGAAGGTTACGGATATAATACCATATATTATCGAACATTGCCTTTATCAGAAGCAAGGACACATATGAGTCCATGGAGGTCAAAGGGTTACCTTAAGATCAATGGCAACACATTAACCCATAAACTTACTACCTGGACGGATACTGAATTAATCAGCAGGCTAACCAAAGTAGATATGGTACTAAGCAATGAAGACAATTCACTATCAGTAATAATTGAGGCTGACTACTTATTAGAAGCCTAAAACAAAGGGGGAGGATTACCATGGGTAAGGCAATATATAAGGTGCATCTAGTAAGCACAACACCAATAGCAAAAGAAATAGTAGTCCAAGTAAATGAAAGACGTTTGGAAGACCTCAGGGCTATGGCAAAAGACTATGGTCTCTTCACTGTAAACATTAGATCAGGGCCAATTTCAGTAGGATCCCACCAGCTAAGGCAATCACCACAAAGGCTCATCCTGAGATTCTTTGCAGAACTAAGTGGCATTACCTTTGATTCTAACAATAAGGTAAAACATTACCCAGGACAAGGCATAATACCATTTGAGAATCCTCCCTAAACTATAAATAAATTTTGATAATTCAGTATTTATATGTATATTTGTAGATAATTAAAAATAAATAAAAATGACAATTCCAACTTTAACTCAACCCGCTTTCCTCGAATGGCAACGGAACCATTTTACTGAGGAAGAACAAGTACCAGTTCTTGAATTTCTATCTGGCCTAGAAGGTGACTCTAAGTTCCTAGAACTACTGCACTATTTCAACCTGGAGTCCTACACTTATTCAATCAACGATGATGAAACCATTTGCTGGCACAACTTCTCATTTGAAATCATGGCAACAGAATTAACTCATGCCCAGGTATATAAAATCATCCAAGAATTACAGGATGACAATCAACCAGTTCCTGCATACTCTTACTATATTGGCTCACTTTACTTAACAATCATAGGACTTGCATAATGAAAACAACAGAAGTAAGGCCTCAGAAACCAGTAGTACCCTACCTTAGATGGTGGGATAGCTTATCCTACAGTGAACACACTGCTATAATCATAGTAGAGAACATGAGCTATGAACAAACATTAGAACAGTTCAAACAAAACATGTCATTCCTATACAACAAATATAAACACTTAATAAAATAAACCATGAGCAAAGATCTATCAAACCTCCTAACAGAGATGGTATCATTCGTATCTGGCATTACACCAGAAGAAATAGCTAAGGCTAAAGCTAAAGTACTTAAGCCAACTGAATTAAAAAACCTCCATCAACTCCAAAGAGAATGGGCAGAAGGTGCCTATGATGAAGACCCAGAGACTGTAGTATCTGAACTAAGGCATTACATAAACTAAACATCCCCATGAAAACAATCAAAGTAATCCTCATCCTCTTTACCCTGGTATTAACCAGTTGTGCAACCCCAAAAATCAACAACAGGGGCTTATATAATAAACAAACTACTCATTACCCAAAGCCCATAAATACAGGCAGTATTAACTCTAGCGGACTACACCAATGAAAACAATTACCACCACAGCAGAAGCTATTGCTATAGTACTAAAGAAAGCTTGCAACTTTCAGAAATATGCAACAGAAAAAGAACTCACAGCACTAACAATTGATAAGGCACAGGATGCACTAATAGAAAGACTTATCAAAGAGTTAGGGCCATTCAAATACACCTACAGTAGGCTTCAAATGTATAATGCACTTAAATCTCTAAAGGGTCATCAGTATCAGGGTGTTACACTTGTATTAGAGGAGGAAGAATACAACTACCTAATGGTAACTATACTAGAAGGAGATGAATTCTCTACCCCATTCAAAGATCCCATTGAATTACTAATGGAATGGCTAGACGATGGAGAAGATGATTACCAAGTACCAAACCTAGATAATTACAAACCAGTCAACTAATAACAAAGACTAATATGAAACTAAGGCTAAAACAATTATTGAGCCATTCAACAGTAACCAGATTAAAGAAGGGCAAACCTTCAAAGTAGTAAGGGTATACAAATCCTATACTGATCAATATGTAATGGCACTAAAAGGGAATGAGAACTCAGCAATAGTGGCTGTCTCTCTATTACCCTTCTTTGAAGAGATAATAGAATCACAGGAATCTAATTTCCCACCTACAGATAACATGTAACAATATGAACATCAAACAATGGGAACTCATCCAACATAGAGAAGGAACCTGGCATAGCCTATGTAACAATGCAACACCTCTACCTAAAACAAACAAAGATATGAATAATGAATCAATAGCTTCAATAAATCGATGGTACATTAGCCTGGGCCGGGAAACCATAACTACATTACACACATGGGTCCTCCACAACCCTAATTCTCCTGAACCCTTCACATGCTATTCATATAGGGAATACTTATATACCACATTCCACCAATCCCTCCTATAAAACAAGGAAACATTATGAACATAGGATATAAATACTTAATCTGGGTAACCATCAACATACTAATGATGGTACCCGCCTCATACACCATATATAAGTTGATGAATGAAACAAAACAACCTACCTACAAAAGGTACATCGAATGGATTATGGACGATTCTAATAATGGCCTACATGAGACATTATACATTGTAGCTGTACTAATCATCCTATGCTTTATCATTGATACCACTATTCTTCTCCCACTCTAAAACAAAGAAATAATCTAAATTATGATACAACCAATAAGCCCATACCAATGGTATAATAACTTAACCAAGGCTGATTCTTATTTCATTTCTAATTACTTATCTAAGTATTACAGTACACTATATGGGGTACATCTAACTATGGCTAATGTCATGTACATAGGTTACAGTATGTATCATAAATCTATACATTAAAGGTACATCAAACCAAGGTACATTATACAACATTCTTATACATTAATCTAATAAGCTAATCAAAGGTCTTCATGGATATCTGTCCGTGGGGATTTTTTGTGATCGAAATCTGAGGACTCTGTCACAGCCTTCCAGCCATAGTCTACTATAGCTCTACAGCGATAAAGCCAATCCTCTTAAGGTACCTTAAATGAGGCCTCAAAAAGGCCTTTTCAGAGCTTTTTACTAGGGTAAAGCTAAGGGTAAAAAGGCAGAGGATTGGTGAGGATTAAGGTACATTTAAGGCCCATAGGATTCGATGTTTTAAGGCCCAAATGTCACCAGCTATGGCCCCTTAGGATGTAGGCTTAGGCCATAAATTAATAAGGGAATAAGGCCTTTATTAGCCCCATTAGGAAGTAAATTTATTCACCATGGATGGCCCCAAAGGTAAAAGGTATTAAGGAAATATGGCCTATATACCTACCCATTCCAAGTAAAAGCTTTAATTGCAAAGGTATATTATCTTAGCCAGTTAACTTACATTTTACTAGGAATCATACCTAATCCTTAAATAATGATATAAAAAGATTGTATATACAATATATTATATTATCTTTGTGTATTCAATTATTATATACAACAATTTTAAAAATGACTAAACTTATGGCCACAACCAAATTTGCTTTAATCGTATTAACCTCAAAGGTTGATCCTTCCATTACCCAGTATAATGATAACAGTGATGATCACCATTGCCTATGCAATTGCCTATCCCGTTCTACTGATAAACCTTTTCTAGAGGAGGAAGCTAGAAGACTAAGTACCCTTAATGATAATACTTATAAGGTAATTAAAACTACTGATCTCACTATTTTAAAGGGATTTACAGAAG